AAAAAAGACCCTTCTATAATAGGGTCGAATGTCTTTTTAAACTCCTTTTGAGGATCCATTTGGGCTTCAAAGCTTGCCTCACGCAAGTCTTTTTCTATAGCAAATAGATCATCAGAGTCTGTATCATCAACATCATTCGATTTCCTTTTCAGGTCTTCCTTAGATGTTGTTAAAGGGTCTATCCAGTTTGTTTGCTGATTAAACACCATATCTTCACCGGCTGCACGCCAAATCGTCAAATAAATTTGAGGATCTGTGTCAACAGATGGACCAATAATTGGAGACAATAATTGGATCTGTAATTTAGGATAGCTAATGTGATCATTAATCTTCCTAAACATAGTTTGGTAAAGAAAAGGTACTGTCAATTTGATATGAGTATCACCTTTGACATCAATAACTCGGGAAACTACGTCTCCTCCGTTATCGTCAGTCAGCACTGTTGCTGAATAAAGTACACTAACACGAAATCTAGCACTTGTGAACGTAGAGCAGTAAAAATTTAACATGAATTTTATGGATCCACGCCAAAATTGAAAAAACTTGCTCATAAATGCCAGATAATCATCGTCATTTTCAACTATTTGCGGACGAACGTCATAAAATGTCAATGTGTTAGCTGTATTAAATTGATATACATCATATAACATGGGAGTTTGAATCACATGTTTAATTGTCAATATATCAGTTGTTTCACCAAGTAATGAAAAATCAAATTTAACATTACTCAATGGTATAAGAGATAAAGGATTACTGTTATCAGCTCCTTTTCCCATGGATAAATCTCTCATCAAAGATTGAGTAATTGGTTGTACCATCTCAACATTCACGGGCTTATCAAATAATCCTAAAATGGACCCAAAATTCTCTATGAGGCCACCTATAATAGGGACTTTATCTAATACTTCCTTGACTGAATCAACAATACTATTAACTTGTACCAATGTACCATCCTTGGCTTTATCTCGAGCTTCTCTCTTCATTTTTCCAACACCACCAGATTGTGCAATGAAACCTGCAACTTCTGGCTCAGTAAACGAAGCATAGACTTGAATACTAACAGTATCTGTAACGCTGTCAGTACCTCGGCCTAAAGGTGTTAAAGGAGAAAAGTCCACTCTTGCTATCTGTGAATTTGGTGATGCCACAGGAAAGTAATTATAAGGATTTATCCAAGGGATGTTTAAAACACAGGTGTTTTGCACTGCTGGAGACAGTACAATAGGATGATTACCAGATTGTTGAAAAATATTTCTACAATGAGCTACACCTGCATGATTAGGTAACCATGAGATCATAAAAGCGCCATAATGGAACTGAGTTGAATTAATTTTTACTTCAATTTTAACTCCAGCTCGCATATATTTAAAATTTTCTAAGCGATCGGCCAAAGCGGGAACCGAGGCAAGATCACCAGGAAAATTTAATGTAAAACCAGTGAGTGATGAACCCCACGAGTATTGTGCCACTTTATAATTTCTTGTCAATATGTTCACAGGTTTTTGATCTGGATAGGGGTTTGTTATTCTCCTCCAAATATCACCTGGGGATGAGATCATTGACTGACTCATCTTCACTCCAGTGTCCAAAAATTCGGTCAATTGGACTTGTTCTAGATTCAAAGCTTCTTCGTTGTTTGAATCATTTAAATTCTGTTCTTGTTTATCTTCTTTATGTGTTTCCATAATCCATATTCTATAAAGCATGATTGGATTAAATCATACTCCAGTAAATTGTGCTACAGAGAAAAAAGCAATAAAGGGCTGCACGCACCTTCAAGATCTGTTTGTCTCCTTTTAACGCCTTTTAAGGCGAGAGCTTTACGTCCTCCATGACGAATAGACTCATTGATCATTAAAACCTTCTGTCCAGGAGTCTAACCGGTCAGAAAATTCTTTGACATAAAATCGTTGCAATTGAGGTTTAGTTTTAGCAGAACGTCCAAGTACATTCATACGATCCTGTAGGATCCTATAATTAGCATTGTACTCTTCTTCTCCGTAATAAAACCATTCCATCATTGCACTTTGGCATGTTTGATACAATATCTCATGGGTTTCAGCCTCATCGTGCTGGCCTTCAACCCATAAAGCCATTGCTTCAACTGATTCTCTGTCAAGTTGTGGGAAGACATGTGTCATTCCATACCTTTCATGAACTACAAAACTTCTTTTCAAAAATGTTGCATGTTCTAAGGTTGTGAATGGAATATCAATTTCTTCCTTTGTTGTGCCAGGTGTAGTAGTGATGAAACCAAAATGTTCTTTAAAGAACTTATGTAGTTCCACCATATTAAACCATTCTCTGATTTGAGCTAATGCGGCAAGTATTACATCATCACCATAAAACTTACCCTTAACAAACTTCTCCCAATCCCACATTATATCTTCAGGTGCTAGATATGTAAATGCGGCCCTATGCATTACAGAGTTATGCATAGAATTCTTTCTAGATGTACGAAAATCACCAGTACTACCTTCTTTCTCAACTATAAACCATCCCATAGGACTATTATGTAACGATGAAAAACAAGATATCCAGCTAGCCAATACAATAAACATTTCAAGTTCTGTTAATTCATAGCCAATCCATTTCTGAACCTTGCTTGCGCCTATGATTTGTATCAATCTACTCATACATCTATCCCAATTCCTAAAATCTTCC